CTCGGATGGACCGAGCGCGCGCCTGCGGTGAGCATCGCGACTGCGGTCGAGCCGACCAGCGACGAGCTGCCGACGGGCGTGTTCGACTGGATCATGGTCGCGGGCGCGGCGTACTTCGTCACGCTCGGGCTGGCGGCGATGTTGCGGGCGGTGCTGCCGTGAGTCGCTCTCACAAGCCACCAGAACCCGTCGACTTCTTTGTTACACAGTGGTGGCGCTCGCGCGGCGAGGTCGCATTGACCGGCTTCGTCGAGGACGGGCGCTTCAGCAACTGGACGTGTTACCGCGAGCTTGGCGATCGGCCCTTCTCTGGCCGCATCGGATATTCGGCGTTCGCGACGCGTGACGAAGCAAGGGCGGCCATCCGCAAGAAGGCCGCCGCCGCAGTGAAGACGATGCGCAAGGAATTGGCGCGCATCGAGGCGATCGCCAACGGAGACGCGTCGTGAGCGAATTCATGCAGCTCAAGGCCGACCCGCGCCTCGTCGCCGCCCAGGCCCGCCAGCGCGCGAACGAGGCGACCGACTACGTCCGCGACCTCCGCCGCCTTCTCGGCCAGGCGATGCGCGACGAGGCCGACGCGCAGAAGGTCGCGCGCGAGCTCGAACAGGCGGCTGCGCGATGAAACGCCCGCTGAAGGGGCGCGCTAACATCACGCTGGTCGTCGTCGACCACGAGTCGCGCATAAAGATCGAGATCGCCGACTGCGATCGTGAGGCGGCCATGCGCGTACTGCGCGCCGGTCGCGAGGAGATGCAGCGCGATCAGAACCGCGGGTCGGCTCGCAAGGTTCGCCCGTGACGTTCCTCCTCAACGCGCTCGTCGACAAGTGGAAGCAGCAGGACGCTCTCGGCTTCGCGGCCGACGCGCGCGACCTCGCCATCGGGTGCGGCGTGGTCGGCATCTACTCGCTCGCGCTGGCCGGCGCGGCGATCGCCGGGGTGGCCGTGGCGCTTCCGGTTGCGCTCGTCGAGTGCGTGGGTGAGATGACGGAGTGGCGGGAGCGGGGACGATGATTGGCTCGCTGTTCTCCGGCATCGGCGGCATTGAGATGGGGCTGGAGCTCTGTGGTCTCGGTCCGGTGCTCTGGCAATGCGACAGTGACCAGCACGCGCGCGCAGTGCTCGCGACGCACTGGCCGTTGGTCTACCGCTACAACGACGTGAGGGAAATCGATGAAACCGCCGAGCGCCCCGAGATTATCTGCGGCGGCTTCCCCTGCCAAGACATCAGCCTCGCTGGCAAAGGTGCCGGAATCGACGGCGCGAGGTCCGGGCTCTGGTCCGAGTACGCTCGCATCGTTCGCGCGCTTCGACCCGCTGTCGTCTTCGTGGAAAACGTCGCAGCTCTTGTTAACCGAGGGCTCGACCGTGTTCTCGGGGATTTGGCCGCGCTCGGGTTCGATGCGGAATGGGATGTGTTTCGAGCGTCCGATGTCGGCGCGCCCCATCGACGAGAGCGACTCTTCCTGCTGGCCTACACCGACCGCGAGCGAGTACGGCAGCTCTCAGAACGGAGATCATGGCGTGGGGCGGGAGAACGAGAGGCCGAGCGCGAACACGCCGAGCCTCTTCACGATCGCGCGGCGCTGGCCAACGCCGACAGCCTCATGCGCGACGGACGGGGACGCGAACCGCGGCGGGAGCAGATCGGCGGAACTTCTGTTGACGGGAATGGCGCGCCACACGGTAGCCCAATGGCCGACACCCTGCGCCGCGGACTCGGGGCGGGCGAGCGGGACGTTTGCGCGAGGCAACCTGATCTTGACGGGCGCAGCGAAGGCGTGGCCGACGCCAACAGCGCGCGACGCGAAGGGCTGCGGCGCGGAAAACCATCCAGAGCACGGCGGCCCGACCTTGCCGAACTTCGTGCGCGAGATGTGGCCGACACCAACAGCAACGGACGCGAAAGCATCGGGGGTGGCGGCATACTCGACGGAGAGCGGTCGGCATGCCGGGACGACATTGACCGACGCCACGGTGCGCACCGTTTCCCGCCTGGTCCCGCCGCGATCGCCGGATGGGATGGTCCTCAACCCGCGGTTCGTCGAGGCGATGATGGGGTTTCCGGACGGTCACACCGCCTGCGACTTCTCGGCAATTCGGTCGTCCCCCAGCAAGCCGCGCTCGCCTGGCGGACGCTGACGGCGCGCATCGCGAAAGCGAGGGCCGCATGACCCGCCACGCCCCCGCCGTACTCGAGGCGTTCGACACCTTCTGCACCATCGTCGATCGCGACAAGTCCATCCCCGTCGATGAGCGCATGAAACACGCCTTGGCCGAGATCCTCGCGCCCAAGCACGAGTTGCTGCGTCGGCGCGCCGAGACCATCGCGCAACCCATCGCCGAACGTCACGGCGTGACCGTCACGGCGATCTTCGGCCCGAGTCGGCGCCGGCACGTCACGGCCGCGCGCGACGCGCTCTGCGCCGAGCTGGTTGGGCGCGAGTGGACGCACACGGACGTCGGGCGCGTGCTGGGGATTGGGCGCACGTCGGCGATGAGGGCGGCGGTGCGGGGGGTGCGGGCGGAAACGGCGAAGGAAGGGAAGCGGGCACATGGGTAAGACGGTGATTGAAGACGTTGCGCCGTGTTCTGCGGCCGACTGCAACGGGACCTCCGATGTCTTCTGCAGCGAGTGCGGTGCGCCCGTCTGCGGAGCGTGCTCTCAGCGCGAAGCGATCGGATGCTGCATCGTCTCGGGCAAGCCCGACGACCGCAAGGAATGGAAGCGGCGCGCGGAGGCTGCGGAGGCGCTCCTCAACGCGCCCGAGATCGTCGACTTCGTGCGCGCCGTGCAACTTGAAGCCGCTCACCAGCGCGCCCGTTGGGGCAGCGACCATGACGCCGGAAAGACCGACGCCGACTGGTTCTGGCTGTTGGGCTACCTCGGTGGCAAGGCGCTGCGCGCCGACGACGGCATCGAGAAGCAGCTCCACAGAATCATCACGGTCGCAGCCGCGGCTTGCAACTGGCACGCAGCGAAGCTGGGGCAGACGAACATGCGGCCGGGCATCGATACGCCGAAGGGGCCAGGACCCGACGGCTTCGATATGTCGGTGCGGAAGAACAACGGAAAGGAGCCGGTGTTCAAGTGACATCCAACCTACGCCTCCTCGCCGCAATCGCCCTGCTCCTCGTGTGCGCCGTGTGCGCGGTGTTCGGCAGCGCGTGCCACCGCGGGCTCGCGCAGTGGACGGGCGAATGCGTCGCGTTGCTGGCGGGCGCGGGGGTTTCGTTGGCGGGGGCGATTTTCTTGATCAGCAGGGAGAGCGCGTGAGCTGGGATTTGCGCTGCGCCGACAATGCCGGTCCCGAGGGACTATCTGCGCTGGCGGACAAGAGCGTTGACGTGATCGCGACAGACCCGCCTTACTCGGACCATGTTCACGCAAAGTCGCGGCGTGGTCTTACCCAAGACAATCGCGCCGGCGCGACCGGAGAAATCAGCGCCCACCGAGAACTCGGGTTCGACGCGATCACCGTCGACCAGATGGAGGCATGCGCGGATCAGTTCGTTCGGCTTGCCCGTCGCTGGGTGCTCGTTTTCTGCGATATGGAGTCGGCGCATCTCTGGCGCGGGGCCCTAACGTCGGCAGGTCTCGAATACCTCCGCACCTGCGCATGGCACAAGATCGGCGGCGCACCGCAATTCACGGGCGACCGCCCGGCCGTCTGGGGAGAGGCGATTGTGTGCGCGCATCAACCAGGCCGAAAGCGTTGGAACGGCGGCGGGAAACAAGGCCTGTACTCGTTCCCAACGGCGATTGACCGCGACCGCAGTGGTCTCGATATCCGCATGCACACGACCCAGAAGCCGGTCGCGCTCATGGAGGCGCTCATACTCGACTTCACCGACCCAGGCGAGACGATCCTTGACGCCTACGCGGGCAGCGGAACGACCGGCGTGGCGGCGATTCGGCTGGGGCGCTCCTTCGTCGGATTCGAGAAGGACGCCGAGATGGCCACCAAAGCGCGTGCGCGGCTCGCCAGCACGCGAGAGCTGCCAACCGGGTATCACGGCGCCAGAGCGCAAGGGGCGTTGCTGTGAGCGCGCTCAGCATCGCCCGCACGGCGCACTCCGGGAGGGGGACGTAGAGATGGCGCTCAATTACAAGACGCGCTACGAGATTTTGAAGCGCGACCACTACATGTGCCCTTATTGCGGCGGCAGGCCGCCGGCGGTCGAGCTCCAGGTCGACCACGCCATATCGCGCGCCAACGGTGGCACCGATCATCCAAGCAACCTGATCACCGCGTGCGTTCCATGCAACCAGGGCAAAAAGGCCGGCAACGTAGCCAGCTGCCGTTTCTGCGTTAGGCCGCTGTGCCGCGGACCGCAAGATCCCAGGGACGCACTGGAATCAGGCTGCGGTTGCACGTGTCACATGTGCGTTCGCTGCATGTCGGCTCGTTGCCCTGGAGCGCAGCTGGGCGGCATCTGCACTGACCCGGCGACGACCGTTCACGAAGAAGAGATGTTTCACGACGTCTCGGTCGAAGAGGGGTTCACGTTCTGATGCTCTGCCCGGAATGCTCAAGCCGCATGTCGGTGATCAAGACGATGGTTGTTCCTTCTCGGACTCTTAGGCTCACGGAGTGCGCGTGTGGGGTGCGCGCCGAAACGGAGGAAAAGGTAATTCGGCGGTTGCCCATGCTACCGGCAACCGTTCGGCAACCGCCTGGCAACGGGCCGAACGACGCCGGCAACCATTCGGCGAATGAAAACCAGACTCTCTTTCTGGATCAGATCCGATCTGATCCGGACCCCCTCTCAGATCTCCGGTTGGATCACTCCCAAGAGGTTGATCGCGCGAAAGATGAGTACGAACAAGACTTTTTGACGTTTTGGGCGGGCATTGAGCCGATTGGTCGCCGGAAGGGCGACAAGGCTGAGGCGCAGAAGGTGTGGCGAAAAAAGAGGCGCCCGAATTCGGCGATTCTGATCGCCGGTTGGCTTCGGTACCGAATTTCGTGTGGCGAAGGGTTCACGATGGACGCCGACCGCTGGCTGCGCGGTGACGGGTGGCTGAAGGAATGGGAGGCGGCGCCGGCGTCGAAGCGACACGTCAACGGGACCTCTTTCGACTACCCGAAGATGAAGCCGATCCCGCCTGGCGTCGCCCCGCCCCCGAGGCCGCGCCCATGAGCGCCCAACTTCACGCGGTCCCCGCCGCGGCCGCGATCCGCGAGCCCCCCGCATCGAAGGACTCAGAGATGGCCGTACTCGGCGCCGTCCTGCTCTACCCGTACCTCCTGACCGAGCTCGCCGACACGCGCGTCGACGACTTCATGTTTCCCGTGCACCGCGACGTCCTGGAGGCCATGCGCGCGGTCGAGGCGGTCGACTCGATCACCGTGTTCGACGAGATGGACCGGCGCGGCGTGGCGAAGCGGCTCGAGGGCGGTATCGCCTACCTTGGCGAGCTCGCGAGCCGCGGCAGCGACATCATGTTCCCGCACCACCTCGGCATCGTGCACGAGAAGGCGCTGGCCCGCCGGCTGATTCAGACGTGCCTGGAGACCGCGTCCCGCGCGTATGGCGGCGCGCTGGTGTCGGAGATCCTGCCCGACCATCGGGCCAACATCGCCGGGCTCGAGCTCGACGGCAAAGAGGGCGGCCCGCTCAGCTTCGGAGAGACCATCGACGCCGCGCTCGACCACATCGAGGCGAAGGCGACCGACCCGGGACGGTACGCGGTCAGCACGGGCCTGGCCGACTTCGACCACCAGATCGGCGGCCTGCGCGCGGGGAACCTGATCATCGTCGCCGGCCTGCCGGGGCAGGGTAAGACGTCATGGGCCGAGAACGTCGCGGTGCACAACGGCGCAGCGCAGGTGCCGGTCCTGATCTTCTCACTCGAGATGAAGCGGCAAGAACTGCTCGAGCGCGCGCTGTCGGCGCAGTCCGGGATCGACGGCCGCAACATTGTCTCGGCGCAGCTCGGGAAGCGCGATTGGGAGCTACTCCACGACGCCGGAGCCGAGCTCAGAAAGGCGTTCGTGTGGATCGACGACCGGAAGCTCAGCACGTCGCGAATCTGCTCTGAGGCGATGCGCTGGCGCGAGAAGACGCGACGGCTCAAGGCGAAGGCCGGCGGCAAGACAGACGACCGCGCGCTCGTGATCGTCGACTACCTCGGGCTGGTGCGCGCCGACCGGCATGGCGAGAACCGCAATCTCGAGGTTGCGGCGATGAGCGCGGCGTTCAAGGCGCTGGCCGGCGATCTCGACTGCCCGGTGATGGTGCTCTCGCAGTTGAACCGGGCGAGCGCTAAGGACAAGCGCAAGCCGATCCCGTCTGACCTCCGCGACTCGGGCGCGATCGAGGCGGACGCCGACATGATCGTCTTCCCCTGGCGACCAGAGCCCGAGGAGGGCGACAAGCGAATCCCGCCCGAGTACGTCGACGCGACCATCATCGTTGCCAAGCATCGTAACGGGCCGATCGGTGAGGTCGACGTGAAGTTCAGACCGTCCACGACGCAGTTTCTCGATCGCGATCACGACCGCTGGCAACGCGGTCCTAACGACTTTCCGAAACATTTCACCGACGAGGCATGAACCAATGAACGATCACATCACGGCGGAGTTGCGCGGCTTGCTGCGCGGGGCGTTGGCGGCAGCCGAGAAGGCGCGCGAGATGGCGGCCGATACGAAGCGACCGATCGCGCTCAACGCGATCGGGAAGGCGGGGATCGCGTTGCTGGCTGCGGTGGCGCGTCTCGACGAAGAGGAGCGCGCGGCGGAGCAGGAAGGAAAGGCGGTGTCACAATGACGACCCCAACGACACAACCGGCGCAGGCCGGGCGAGAGAAGTGCGCGGCGCCCGAGTGGTGCGGGATGAAAGAGATTGGGCATGACCCGCGAGACAAGGCTTATTTCTCCGATGAGCGCGACAACATCGGTGTTGTCATTGACGGGCACATCTACTGCTCGCTTGATTGCCCAAGCCGCCTCCCTCCCATCGCCCCGCCCACCCCGGCCCCGGCGCGAGAGAGACGGGCAGGACAACGGTGGCGTAGTGGCCATACGCCGCCGATCGAGTTCGTCCTCGCCGAACGATTGGTCGACACGAACCTTGGATATTTACACGGACCAATGGAAACGTGGCTCTCTACCGATGGCCGCCGTTGGTACTTCGGGGAGATTGAACTCAGGGCGCTAACCCTCCTCTCCGACGCCCCCGCGACGTCCGAACCGGGGCGGGCGTGCGGCGTATGTGACGAGAAGACCGAGGAGCCATACCATTGCGGTGAGCCTGTTGATGAAGCAGCCCGTCCCGCGCAGGAAGCGACGAAGGCTTCGGTGTGCGTGGGGCTGGATGGCCATGTCTGCTCCGGTCCAGTTCTGCAACGCGCGGTAGGCGCGCACCGCGGATTTATGTGTGAGAAGTGGATGCTGCGAATCGAAAGCCGAGTTACCGACTTGACTAGGTTTGGGTATCGAACAACCGACATTCTGCGTGACCCGAAGATTCCCGAACGCCTTCCCCGTCCTCGCCTGATGCACTCGGCGATGTGGGCTGATGAAGCGAGCGACGTATGAAAACTGCTGCTGAATTCGTAGCTGCGTGCGGATGGCTGGATACGCCGCAGACCGTGGGCGCAATTGCTGCCCGCGATGCTGAGCACGCGGCTCTTTTTGCCAATGAACTGCAAAGGCACGCCACCGAATCCAAGGCCCGCGAGGAGGCGATGCAGGCGACGATTGGGCGGCTCGGCAAGGAGGTGATTGACCTGTCCGAAGAGCGCGACCGCCTCAAGGGCGAGCTGGCCGAGGCGCGGGACAGGGCGCGGATGATGAGCGAGCTGATTGCGCGCATCGAGTCGTCATACTTCGACTATCGCCATGCGCTCGCCGCCCCGTCGCCGGCCGAATCGACGCCCAAGATTCGCGACTCGCTCGCCGGGCAGATGCACGAGCCGTTGCGATTCCAGGACCTGGTCCAGCGCGTGGGGCCGTTGCCGACAACGCAACTGGCGGGAGCGGCCGAATCGACTGGCGTCGTAGGCATGCTCTGTGCGTTCTGCGACGGTCACGGCCGCGTTCCGCCGCTGCATAACTCGACGTGCAACCTTTGCCGCGGAACAGGATTGCAACAGCCTGCAGCCCCGCCCGACGACATCCGGGAACGCTTGGAGCGCATCGAGAAGTGGGCCGCGAAGGTAGAAGTGTTCCTGAAGCATGAGTTCAATCCAGTCGAGCCAGCCGCGCCAGCCGCGCCCCAGGAGCAGGCGGGGCATGCGTTCACGATGGTCGCCAAGCACGAGTACAACCGCGAACTCGACGCCTGCCAGTGCGGGCTGAGACGCGACAACCCAATCCACACCGGAGCCAAGCCATGAGCTGGGACGTGATGCCGCCACCACGCGAGGGCGAGGATTGTTCCTGCTGCCC